TTCATCCATTTGATGATCTATTTCGTTCAATAATCGCATTGTAGTGAAAATATAGAGGGCAGCATGAGCAAAAAAAGACAGTATAAGCGCGCCCGCGTATATGATAACGGCATCCATACCGCGACCACCCCGCATCAAGTCCTAAAACCTTCGTTTCAACTATCTAGCCGTGCTAAATCTTCTCATATTGTGGCCTCGATTCGGAAAATCCTTATTGACCATCAGTATAACCCATTATACCAGTGGACACTCTATTGCGGAAGGTGGTTTTGTAACAAAACCACCGTTTTCCGAGTTTCTCGGATCAACAGTTAATAATTGTTAAATAGTAATATCAAGACGGGAGTATATGGAACCGATAGGGGACTTTGAAATCAGAATATGGAATGAATGCCGAGAAGAGATTGGGCAAGTCTGGATGTTCTTTAATTGGGTAATGAAGAACCACCCAGAGATAATTGACGAGTTCAACGAGTTTGATCAAATGATGTCGGGGTTGTAAGAATGAGCCGTAGAGTCGTAACCGTAGCCCTAAATGATCAAGCATGGCAATACTATTCTAATTGGGATAAAGGCACTAGATCGAAAAAGGTAGGGAGTAGCATTATCATGCACGAAGTGAATACAAAACGCCGCAAAGATATGGAAGCCGCACAAAGAGCCACTGATAACGAATTAAGGAAGTTAAGACGGCAGAATAAAGATTTAGAGTTTAGATTGAATGCTGTAACTATGGGCCTGCCTGATCCCGGTGCTAATGAGTGGGGATTGAAATGAAAAGGCATGATTGGTTTCAAGATGCTGAAGATTCCTTCTATGATTGGCAAGAAGAAGAAGCATTGTTGTTAGATTGGGAAGGATGCGATCAGAGCGATCATTACTGGTCAGTTAGAGAAATCTGCTTAGTTTGTGGCAATTCTATGTTCAATTGTACTTGTGATTTACCTTTACTTGAGAAATTGTACTCTCAATCAATTCTAAGACCATACACCCCGAAAAGGATGGATTACCCACGACACATTCAAGTTAGACCTCTAGGGTATGTTCCAGAGGCCAAGTTTTCAACAGCATCAGAATTTTTGGAATTCCAGTAATTAATTCTCATTTTGGAGATCGTCAGCGACATTTTTCAGCAAACGGGCCGCGCCGATTAATAAGCCGATTGATCCATAAGAAAAACCCGCAGGTACTCCACCGGCTTGAGCCTCTTCAGCGACTTCTTGAGTTGCAGAACCCGCAACCCCTCCAAATACCGCACCTAAACCCGCACCGGGGAAACCACCAAACATTGCACCAATTAACCCGCCTAGTATAGAGCCGACTCCGGCGGCTGCTAGGTTCTCAGTTTCAAACCAGTCACGAAGTTGCTCATCGGTTCTATGATACCAGTCAGGAGGAAGATATTGTTCAAGATATGCTAACCCTAAACCGGTGACTAATAGTAAACCAGCAGTTGAAGACAATAAAGAAGTAAATGGGGTAATTACTTTATTCACTACAAGAGCGCTTCGTAAATCTTTAGCGATTTGTCTTTCAGTTGATCCGAAAACGATTTCATGACGAATGACTTCATCGGGTTTTGGCTTTGGCATCCTACATCACTCAGGAGGGCTAGGAAAGTTATCCGCTGCATCATTAGCGGAAGCATGATCTTGAGGAAGATCGCGTAAGGCTTGACGGTAGTCTTTCCATGCGTTAGGCAAGACTCTGTCCTTGACGGCTCTCCAATCGGAGGCGGCTAAGGCTGCATTACGGCGAGCGCGTACTTCATACCAATTTACTTCTCTCATGGATTCAGTTGTACCGCTTGAACTGTGTACCAATACTCTTCTATTCATGAAATCACCATTTGAAAGTAACAAGCGGGCGGTAGGCGTCGTTTCCAGTAATACTGGGTTTAAGATCGTCGGCATCAATAGTTGCAGGTAATGAAGTGTGCGTTGATATAGTCATTAGAGCGGGATTTGGACTGGTTCCTTCCGTCAAAGCATCAACTGGATATACATTGGGCAGAGCGTAGTTAGAATAGCCGACAATTTGACAATTTTCGGCAGTTGATTGCCCCCTCGCTAGCCAGTATTGAGTTCCGCGCGCAAGAGTTATAGTGGTCGACAGCGAAGTATCGTATTGAATTGCTTGATTTGTGCTGTCGAAGGTAGCATAACCCAAGAGGGTGTCAGGTACTCCATCACCGTCATCTGAATAAATCCCGATGAAGGTGCTTTGTGGTGAAGACGTATCATTAGATACTTGAATCCCTATCTCTGTTAGTGCACCGTCTTTAGGTGATAAGAAAGGGAAAAAGGTGACTTCCTCTTTTCCTAAAGTGTTGTACGTGGTTAAGCCAGTACCCCACGGTGCAAAACCCATGACTTGATAACGATCATAGTCTGTACCAGTTGCATCCAGATCAGTTCCCGGAAGTTCAGCATTAAAATCACCACCACCACTCGCAGCAGTTAGCAAACCGTTCCATTCAGACTTAACAGACAAACGAGCTAGATTAACCAAAACGAGACGGCGCAACTCATCTTCATTGAGTTCTTCAACACTGATCGGGTTTCCTAATGTAGCTAGGTTCGCTTGAGTTACATTCTCTAGATCGATGTTTTGTAGTAGAGTATAGACTCTAGGCGATGTATTAGGTGCATCAGGTAGTGGCATTCAATCACCCTGTGAGTCCGTCCCATTCACCTTTGACCGTTAAACGAGCTAGATTAACCAAGACCAGGCGTCTTAGTTCATCTTCATTCATTTCTTCAATAGAAATAACCTTGCCAGTCTCTTTGATATTAGTATCATAGGTCATGTTCTCTAGATCGGTTGTCTGATTAACAGCATAAACTCGCCTAGATTTCTTCTCCGCATTGGGTAATGGCATCAACCTTCACCTCATAGCTTCTTGAATGCTGCCTTTAATGCAGAATTGATCTTATCTAGAGATGATGCTGATATTAAGCCGTGTAAAAACAACCGCTTTGCATCAGCACCCATACGCTTTACGCGCTTTTTCTCTGTGGATTTCTTCACCAAATCACCTTCATGCGTTGGTTAAGAATTGTGCTTTGAAGTTTAGATTAACTGGTATTCGCTTTGGAACCCATCCCCAAGCCTGTCCGCCACCTGCTGGAGAGACTTGAGCTGTAGATCCTACTACATTTCCTAGAGCGTCCACAACGTAAGCACCTTGTGTTTCAATCTTTGAGTTATCAACAGATGTGAAATAACTGCGGGTAATAAATTGCCCCTGAATTGTATCTCCCACGCTATTGCCCGTTTGGAGATCCACTAGCTCATTGGTTGCAGCTCCACTAGGCGTAACAATAGCAATTCGGGAAATCCCACGATTTGTGTAATAACACATGGCAGCGTTACGCGCTGAAGTTGTTAGAGTTAGTACTCGTACTTGATCTCCTGCTTGAAGAGTGATCGGTGCGAATAGAGATGGTGTCTCCCATGATGCACCCTTAACGCCTGCTGGAATTAGAGCAGCCACTAATCCCTGCCTTAAGATGTAAGCATAGGAGATTGAGTTATCTGCTGTAACTAATGCAGCGACTACGGTTTTTCCTAGAGCGAAGTCGCCCGCAGACATTGAAGTCACGGAGTAAGATGAGTCAGTTTTTATCTCGGTTTCAGTTCCTTCGGGAATTTCTGTCTTGAGAGGAACGTGTGTTCCGTCCCTACATACTAGAACGCCATTAACTGTGTTTGTTGCCATACATAATCACCTCAGAGTTTTATGCCAGACCCCAATGCTGGCTTTACTAAGTTACGATTGATATTATTGATAGGCCCACGAAGTAATCTCTTACCGATCTTAAACCCAACCGATACTCCAAAGGCTGAAGCAGCCATTGGGACTAGATTACTTTGAAAGTTTTGAGCCATAAGAGATACAGATGCTCCCGGTTGTGTCATCATATCGCCGAGACTGATCTGACTTGCCCCTGCGTAAGTGATCCCGCCCGCCATATTAGCGAAGCCGCCGCCGCCCATCTCGGACAGCATGGCTTTACCGGAGGATGAACCTACGGCTGATATATCGGTAGTTCCTGTGATGAACTCCCAAACGCCTCCACCAGTAGTTCCGCGAGAAATGATCTCTGCGTAAGTCAAACTTTCAAGGGCGTTTATCAAACTGAACGACTTTCTTGAACGACGTCTTGATTTCTTCTTGCGTGCCATAATCAGTAAGGCGGTAAAACCTCGCTATTATACATTCACTTTCACTTTCACTTTTCGCTTGAAGTGAATAATCCCTTATCATCACGAGTTAAAACTTGGATCGGCGGCTCTCCACCTTCGGTTTTTTGTTGAATACTTGATTGAATTAGCTGTGCGATCATCTGTTGAATAGGATTAACCGGTTCCATGTCGCCAAAAGGCAGCTCTTTCATGACTGATTGTATAGCTCCCGCTAGTTTTGCGTCTAATTCAACCATTTGTTGATCTATTTCGTTCAATAATCGCATTGTAGTAAAAATATAGAGGGCAGCATGAGCAAAAAAAGACAGTATAAGCGCGCCCGCGTATATGATAACGGCATCCATACCGCGTCGAGCCTCCATCAAGTCCTAAAACCTTCGTTTCAACTATCTAGCCGTGCATAATCTTCTCATATTGTGGCCTCGATTCGGAAAATCCTTATTGACCATCAGTATAACCCGTTATACTAGTGGACGCTCTATTGCGAAAGGTGGTTTTTTAACAAAAACCACCGTTTCCGAGTTTCTCGGGTCAGCAGTTAATAATTGTTAAATAGTAGTATCAAGACGGAAGGATATGAAGCAGTTGTGTTTTATTTGTAAGAAAGTTGAACTTGAAGGACCAAAGGGATCATTCTTTGTTTGTCGGGGTTGT